ATCAGTTGGAGAATCTTTTCTCTAAATTCTGAGTCATTGAGAATCAGGCCACCCCACTTAGACGGCTGAAACTTCTTAGTATATCCATCGGGCATTGTGAGCGTGTACCACGCACCAGCGCTCGTCAAATAATCTGAACCCTTAATGGCATCAAACCAGCTTTCCTCATCGCGAATACCAATATCTCGGGTACCCCACATAATGCGGAAAGTACAGTTTCTACCTTGTGTTCCAAAGCGAGACTTTTCTAGCTTACACCTTACCTCAGATCCAATACGAAATCCCTTTTCATCTGTGACAAAGGAACTCTTTGACTTGCGCCCTGTCAACCAGATACGCAAAGAGTAGGCATAGTGCATAGCCTTTCCACCAGGGGTAGTATAAGGCGTTACCATTGCAATTTGACGAGCCATAGGCCCTGACGGGATATTTGTCTTCAACTGGTTCAAAACCAGGAAAGTAGCTTGTTGATCTGCAATCGGAATAGTCAACTTTGACATACCCTTTGCCAGAATGCGAGCCTTTACTGCCATTGATGATTGAGGATTAAAATCGCCCTCAATATCAGAGATGGCAGGCGTCAAAGCCAAGGAATCCCAGATGAAAACAAGCTTTTCATCAGTCGCTCCAAGTAGCTCTTCAATCGTCTCTAGAACGAACTCGACAGACGTTGCCTGGATGTACATTAAGCGCTCTAGGTCGCACCCTGAGCGTTCCAAAAAGTCAGGGTCGATGGCTGACTCCGAGTCAAAATATACAACTAATTTTCCCTGTTTCTGAGCATTTGCTGCAATTTGTGCAGCCATGTATGACTTGCCTGTAGACTCTAATCCGGCCAGTTCTGTGATCTTTCCAACAGGGATGCCTGCTACGTGGCCACGACAAACAATTGAGTCCAACCAGCGCGAGCCAGTGGGAATCCATTCTTTTACTTGTGTCGGGTTTGAGCCAGTTAAATCATGGGCTACATTTCTGCCAGCCTTCTTGTTGACGATTTTCATCAGGTCTTGCATTGCTACACGACCGGGCTTTGTTTGTGCCTTTCTAGCCATCGATATCCTCCTTGTATTATTACTATATCAAATTATTGGGGCTATGTCAAGTTGTTTTTGGTGTTCTGAGCAATAATCATGCTCCGGATTACATGTTTGTGCGCGGCACGGATTAGAGTTATAATAGCCTCCACATCCAGTATGAGATAGAGCCTTGGGCCATTCATTTTCTTTTTCAATGACAATTACATGCTCTACATTCTTCTTTTTATTTGCCTTCTCGGCCTTTGCTCCACCAGCACCAATTCTAGACATAACATGTCGAGTGTGCTCCTTTTTAAAAATCTGAAAACTCTTATACTTAGAGCCCATTTCTTTCATTTGGTCCATAGTGATAAGCCCTTCATCACTATAAGAGAATACCACATATTTAACCGGAAGTCTGTCAACTAATTGTAAAGTTGCCTCATAAGCGGTTTTTTTACTATACCATGGACTAATCATATCTTTGTCTCGCTTTTCTTTGTTGCTCTTGGACCGGTCAATACGACGATTAGTCTTAAGAGTAACTTCAGGCTTATCCCAGCGAGTGATGCTATCCCAAATGTGATAGTAGGTTGAATAATCCGCCGGTGTATATGGCGGATCTAAATAAGCTATTTCTGCACGGGGATAATCAATCTTTAAAGCATCTCCGACAATATGAGTACCAGCAGGGCCCTCGGGGACTGGCAGCAAACAAAGCTTTATTTCTTCATTTACTCTCTTGCTCTTCCACCCCTTCAAGTACGCCTGCTGCAGTCCCACGGTGTTGTCAACCTTGTCAAGTGCAAAAATAAGCGAAGCTACAAGTGCCATCTTATCACTGTGAGGGATATCATATGTTTCAATCTTCTCACGAATGGCATCTGCTTTGGCTCCATTGTGCGGCTTCCAAACCTGAATACGTGCGCCGGCCTCATTAACGATATCACAGTAATTATCTGTTAGCCAACCAGGGGAGCCGTCCAAAGCGTTAAGTTCGTCAATGTACTTCTGTAAGTGTTCAATATTGCCATTGTTACAGACCATTGCACAACTATATGCTTCAGATGCCCAGGAAAGGTCACTTGTTATAACTTCATATCCCAAGCCCTTAAAAGCTTGGGCGACACGAGTTGTGCCAGTGAACACATCGATAAGTGTCTTCTCCTTTGTGTCCAAGTTTTCAATCACATCAACAATAAGAGGAACGATCTTGGCCTTGCTGCCCAGGTAGCGAACGCCTTTAGTTTTGATAGGTTTCACGATAACAGCTTCTCCATGAACGTACTAAAGATTCTCAAGTCTGAAGTGGAATCGAAAACCACATGTACAGGGAGTTTTAGGCGTTTTATTTCATCTGCAAATAAGCGATATTCATTTACGTCCTCACACACAGATCCTTGGAAAAGATATACCAATGGATATTTATCGCCATAAACGCCATCTTTTATCTTGTGAAGGTCATAAAAAACCTTTTCCTCTGTAGTTCCATGGGCGTTGGAATTCTTAGACTCTAATATAGCGCCTTTGTTATTTTTAGGATTGTTTATCAGGCCATCGCTGAAAAAATGATTTGTTCTCTTCTTCTTGGCGAGTGTATATTTTTCTGGCTTTTCAAGACGAACGGTTCCATCATATTTATGAATTGAATTTTTAAAGTCACTTATAAGCCTCAAATGTTGAAATCCGCTCTCTGCAGTAACTATCGTTACACGGTCTTCGCTTTTCTTTCCAGAGCGAGACGCACCATGATTATGCTTTTCTCTCATATGCCCTCCAGCATGTTTTAATAAAAAATTAGAGGCATCTGTTCCCCATGCCTCCCTGCGGGACTAACCTCAATTACTTACCAGTCATTAGCTCGGTAAAAGCCTTGTCAACGCTGTTATCAGCGCTTCCATACTTAGCAGTCTCAGATGAACGACTCTCAGCGGAACCATCACTCGCGAGTTGTTCATCAAGAATCGCGTCAACTTGCGCTGGAGTTTGACGCTCGAATAGAGAATCAAAATCAGGCATGCCATCAAGGAGGGCGGGGATCGCATCCTTGTCTTCCAGCAAAGCCGATGTGTTACGACGCATCTTGAGGTTGGTTTGAGGATACGCACCGGGCTTAGTCGGCTTAGTATAAGTAAGAGTGATGTCCGTACCCTCAGTGATATCTGTGACATCTCCATACTCGGGATCTAGGATATAACCCAGAAGAAGTTCGTAAGCCTGTTTACCATAGCCATAGACTTTGATACCTTCTTCCTCTCGACCCCTTACAACGACTGGTGAGAAATAGCGAGTGCGAACAAAGAGTGACTTCGCCAGCTTCTTGCTTTCCTCGTCGTTGTTATCGCTTCCTTCACGCCATAGCGTAGAAGCGAATTCGCAAATGGGACAATGCTCGCCAAAGTTGCGCTTTGGACAAAGAATGCCTCCGCGATGATCTCCTACATTATAGTGGAAGAACATCTCCTTCAATGGATCTCCGTCGTTCGTTGGAACGATACGAATATCCGTATCACCCTCATCTGGCTTAAACCAGACAGAGTTTCCGTTAGTGTTTTCGCCGCGTAGTGTTGCGAGCTTTCGGCGCATTAGCTCCATATCAATTCCCATAATTTATCTCCTTTTTTTGATGTTTATGAGTGAACAATAAGCGTTCCTTACTGTTCTAGTATAACACTCTCAACTAAGCAAGTCAAGAGTTTTTTTGGATTGCGTTAGTGTGGGCAACGCAAAACCCAAAGTCTTGTTGTAGTGGGGTTTCATAGATAGCATATGAAATTTTTCTAAAAGCATTTTTTGGTTTTTCCTTTAGTATATTAACAAGCTTTCGATGAAGCCCACCCTCTTCTTTCAATCTTTTTTCATTGATACACATATAATAACATAGCTCACGGTCGATGTCAAGGTCAAAAATCCATTTTTCTTCAAGATTTTTCATGTCCAGCATACCCACTGTTCTAAGACGATGGGTTTCCGCTGGCCTTGAAACTTGACCGATTTCAGGTTCAGAATGTTCAAAATAATTCAAATAATGAATGGTAGAAAAAATGGAGCTATTCAATGTATCATAGTATTCTTTAACAGGGATATTCTGCAAAATATTTTCTAGATTTAGGTTTGAAAAGAACGTGATTGAATTAAGTAGTCCAGAACGGGCATATTCTTGTAAAACGCCAAATACCGCACTCTCTATAAGGAGAGGAACCCCGGTTAAAAGTTCAGTATCGGGTTTTATGTAAAATACATCCACTCTTTTATCTTTAATTTGCTCAAGAATTCCCAATGAATAATTCGAACTGTAAGAAGAGCCGACAATAATAAATTGAACGTGATCATCAATGTCCTTAAAAAACTTTTTCACATTCGGGACGTTCTTTTCATAATCTTCTGGATCCTCGTATGTCTTTAGCTTAAATTTATATTTGGACGAACGAGCTATTTTATCATTCATCAAATATACATTATAATTTGAGGGAGCAGAAAACTTTTCTGCAATAGCCGAAGCAGCATTTCCAAGCCCAATAACAGATATCATATTTTAAGGTCTTCCAGGTCTAAATAGTTCTTTCCGGCTTTCAGATTAACAAGATAGTTTCCTAAACTATTCTCTGTAAACATCTTCTTAATGTCTACAATTAATTCGCGCTCATCATCGGCCATATCTAATACAATTTCATCATGAACAACATGTGATACAAACGACTTTTTATCCTGTAAGAATTCGTCAATTTCAACGGCCTTGTCAAGCACCAAATCGGCTGTCGTGCTTTGCACCAAATAATTCAATGCCTTTCTTTCCTCCACAATAATACTTCGCTTAAAAGGCGTATTTACCCGTCCGTCAACATAATATTTTTCTAAGACCGCTTTCTTGTCATAGACGTTATTTCTTAAAATTTCACTATCATCGGGACTATATAGCCATGTAAAGAATATAGTCTTCATCTTGTCTCTTGTCAAGTCTTTTTTTCGAAGAACGTTATTTTTGTTCCATTCGTGGATATCTTCCTGCGGTTGGCTTTTCCCCGCTAGCGCAAGAAAGGTCCGTGCTTCCGCACCATTATAGTCCAATGAAATAAACCAATCATTGTGTGGCTTCACAAGCTTTCTCAACTCGCGCATCATTGTGAGAACAGGAAAAGAACTGGTATTTGTAGCCAATCTACCGGTCACAGTGCCAAACAAATTATAATCTACATGCTGGGGCCCTTTTAACAATTTTTGTGCTCGTTCACGCATATGAGTCAAATAAAACAAGGTTTTGCTATTCTCTCCAGTGATATTCAAGTCACGGTATTTGATTTTATAAAGCAACTTCTGAACTTTATCTAAATGTTCGTAATTCTCAGGTTTTTCATAATTCTCAAAAACGTATTCCGTGATTTTATTTTTTGCTTCACAAAACTGCTGTAGAAAGTCCTTTGGTACGAGATCATAGAAACAATGTTCTCGCATGTTAATCCTGCCTATTCTAAAAGATTTCAAGTAGGCCTCAAATCTCCGCTGGAGACGGCGCCACTCTTCAATCAGGTCTTCAGGGCACACTTGCTTTAATGACTGACCACCACAACGTAGCCATGCATATTCCACATTGGGATCTGTGATCGATCCTGTGTATTTCCATGTTTTTGTTAAGCCGGCAGGAACTTCATCAAAATATAATTTTCCACCAACGTATGTGCCCACGCATTCGGACTTATCGTCCAATGTTTGAAATATCAAGGCTCCTCCGCATTTCGTATAGCTTGTTGATACTTCTTAGTATAACTTATTGAGCCTCGATAGTCAAATGGTTTATTAACAATTGTTTCAAATTTATTTAAGGCCGCCATAAGGTTTTTTGCCTGATATAACTCAACTGTATCATCTACAAGTATGTCTTTTTCAAAATGCTCAAATTTAGACTCTTCCTCTAAAAGTCTAATTCTACAATATGCTTCCAAAAAATATACTGTAGAATATTTTTGTGTAAGTGCTTCTATAGAATATGTTTTAGGCACAATCGTTTTTGATATCGTGGTACCCCGACAATCCTCTCGTATTGAAAAAAATGGCAATCTAACTTGATTATATAACTGTAAAAGCCAAAATCTAAAATTTGCAAAATATCTTGAATGCGTAGATTCATATCCTCGAAATAGAATTACATCGGTTTTTTGGAG